AAATTTTCAAGTTTTGAGATTCTTTCTTCTAATATTTTTATTTGATTATCTCTAATATTAATTTCAGTTTTTAAAGCACCAACTATTACACTTATATAACTACCTACACTATATGAATACTCGCCTTTTTTACCTATGATTAACTTACTTCCAACTTTTGTACATACTATATCGTCTGCTATAAATCCAAATTCTTTATGCTTTTGATCAATATAATTATATTTAGCTAGATGTAAATCATTTTTAATAAATTCGTGCATATCTAAAAGAGTTATATCTTCATTTAACTTTGATATTCCAATATTTGAATTTACATACTCTATATTATCTTTATATGATCTATCAGAAGTATTTAAAGAATTTACTGAGTATACAGTTCTGTATCTATGAGTAGATTGTCCTAAATCTAAACCATTATTATAACTAGGATACATTTTACCCGTTATAACTGTTGGATATATCTTTAATTCGCTTCCTAAGTATTCCATCAAAATTGGTTTACCACCATTTGTAGAGTAAAATTTATTACATTGGAATTCAGATGCACCTATTGCATTTGCACCTATTATATTGTTACCATTCATAGCTAAATATCCAGTTAGATTTAAATTGGTATACAAATATGCCCCTTTTGTAATTCCTGCACTTGATTTATCTACAAAATTTATATTAAATACACTTGTTAATCCTGCTCCAGCTATATTTTCTGTATCATTTACCCATGAAGGAGCATATGCAATTTGAAACATATCACAGTTTCCGCTTGCTAAAAATCCAAAACTAGAATATGTGTTACTTGTAGGTAAAATAGGCTGCATAGAACCTAAAAATTTTCCATTATTTGAATTATAACCATAAAGACCACCATTTTTAAGAGAAGATAGTTTTTGATTATTTTTAATAAAATGAAATCCATACTTATCCAGTTTTGTAGATGACGTATTTACTAATATATGACCATTATTAATTTGCTCTGTAATAGTGTTTGTTATGGCAGTTACTGTTATTTTTTGCTCTGCAGTATTCATTCTAGTTTGTAAATTAGTTACATTTCCATTTATAGTAGCTGTTGTATTCTCTACATTAGATACTCTACTTGTTATACTAGATAAGTTAGTTTCTATAGACGAAACTTTATTATTTGTAGTAGTTATTTGAGTAGTATGAGTATCTATTTGATTTTGTAAATCATCAGATGATATTGACCAATCACTAACTTTGTTACCTCTTTCTATTTGAGCCTTTTTAAAAGATATTTTTCCATTTCTAAATAAACTTAATCTTATTCCAAATGAAGTAGTATTTACATTCGTGATTGTGTAAGTATATACAAATCTAACCCACTCATTATTTACAAGTGTTGGTTTATTAGAATTGTTATTAATTACAGATACATCCACATACTCAATTCTTGCTTTTTTAGCATCATAGCCTTCAACTATAAAAGGTACTTTAACATCCCAATTATTAACACTCTCGACTTTAATGTATACTGATACTGTAAAAGTATCACCTTTTTTACAAGGTATATATGAAGAAAATAATCCTTTTATAGTATTACGAGTTAAGCCACTAGCACTATGTGTTGCTATTTTATAACCACCTTCTTGTGTTATAGTAAATCCGCCTTGATTAAGCCAACCCTTCACTCTTGAATTGTCTATAGTAAAATCTTTAGTACCTAATATAAGATTTGAACTACCTATTTCAAGATTGTCTATTTTTGAATTGGCATCATTTGCTTTGTTCATAGCATTTGTAGCATTACTATTAGCTGTATTAGCTGTTGTCTTAGCAGTGTTCGCAGTTCCTTCCACTGCATTAACTTTAGAAGTTAAAGTAGTTGTTGTAGATTCAGTTGAACTAACTCTAGCTGTTATACTAGATAAATCTCTTTCTACTGTATTAACTCTAGTTTCAACACCTTTTATTTTCCCTGTTGCTTCATTAATTTGTGTTGTATGGCTACCCAACGTACTATTTATACTATTTACCGTTTGTACAGTGCGGTTATAATCATCTTTAAGTAATATAGTTTGACCATCTTTTACTATTTGAGTATTGTTAATAGCAGTACTTATTTGACCTTGCATAATGCCTATAGTAGTAGAATGCGATTCTGTTAATGCTTTAGTTGTATCAACCTGAGTTTTAATGCTATTAAATGCAATATCTAAAGTTTGATTCTGATTATTAAGCATTATCTTAGTAGACTTAATAGTATTAGTGTTAGTATCTTTATTAAACCCTGTAACAAAAGAACTATAATTAATTTGTTTTTCTCCTACTGAATCACTCGCTATCATATCACTAACAATTAAATCATTAGCTATAGCTCCTTTTTTAATTCCTGTATGATCTATTAATACTCCTACGCCTGTTTCATCGAATAAAGAAAAAGTAAAATTATTATTTTTATCTCTTCCTATTTGAACTCTTACTTTATTATTCTTATCCTTGAACTGTTGAGTTGCTCCTACAATTTCTATTCCACCATCATCTGACTTGATTCTAAATTTATTAGTTGATATATCTCCAGCATTAACTTTAGATACATCTAAATTCTCTATCATTGCATTTTTAATAAATCCATTTTCAACTGTTACAGAAGCACTTGTTAAGTGTAAAGAGTGAATATTTTCAGATGTCAAATTCCCATTTACAAGTGTTTGTATCTTAGCAACTTCTGCCTCTACTGTTCCTATAGTTGAAAAAACTGCTTCTAATTGAACTATACTAGCCTTCTTTGCTTCTAAATTATTTATTTGTGCTGTATGAGTTACTGTAATCTTATCTATTGTAGCTACATTTGCTTTTAATGTACCAAACTCCCCTTCTATAGCATTTAATTTACCAGTAATAGTAACATTAGCTGCTTCTAAGTTATTTACTTTTATACTTATTGCTTCTAAATTAACTATTTTAGCTACTTCTACATCCAAGTTAGTAATATTCTCGGCTGGTAAATTTTCTACTTTTGAACCATCTATAGTTCCATTATCACTAGTGATTGCATCTATCGTATTGTTCTTAGCTTCATTTTCTTTTTGTAATTCTTCAAAAGTTAATGTAGTGTTTCCTAACTCACAACTATTTTGCGAAGGATCATCAGGATACTGAATATACTTAACTATTCTTTGTTTATCTCTAAATTTTTCTTGTTTAGATAAAAGAGTTATAGTATCACCTAAAAAGAAGTCTAAAAAATTATATTCTTCACTTTGCTTAGCTAAATCCGATATACTTGCTTGATAGGTCCTTTTAGGCTTTGATAATTCATCTAATTTAACCTCGGCATCTTCCTTAAGACTATTTACATCTGTATATCTATTATCTTCCCAAATAAGTTCTAAAACTTTGTTTGAGTACTGGAAGTTTTCAATATACTCTTTGCCATTATTTATACTTGCTATGGTAAGTCCATCTTTCCCTTTAGGATATAATCTAGTTGCATAATCATATGTATCAGAAGGTATGCTAAAAGATTTTAGGTTTAATTCATCACTAAAATAAACTCCTCTATCTTCTCCAAACTGTTCATATACATATATAATTTTATTTATTGCATCATACCTAATATCGACTCTAAATACTTTTCTAACTTCTCTTAGTACTTCTAAAGCATTTGTATTAGTAAGTCTTACTGTTCTTCTTTTAGTTATATTATTATCTGCTAATATCCAACCTGTTCCAGCTATAGCTAATCTTATAGTGTCATTTACATTATTATTACTTGTATCAAAACTAGCTATAGCTTTTCCAACTAAAGCCTCAACATTTATATTACAACTAAATCTTTTAAAATTATCACTAGGATCTATTGCTTTAATAACATACTCATTATCTTTAGTTCTTATATATCCTTCTTCTTCAAGTAAGTTTATTTTTTCATCAGAAATAGAAAGAGAGAACTCAAGTAAGTCCTCTCCACTAAGTACATATTCTATTTTTAAATCTTTAGTATCTGTAAGAGTATCTATTGCAACATGCTCTTTGTTATATAATTTCAACATGCTCTTACTCCTTTTTCATTATTCTTCTATCATATAGTCTATTAGCATAAGTTCTGCAGGAGTTATATTACAGTTACTATTAAATAAATCATCTTTACTAAACTTATGTATATTTATATCAATTTCTATGTCTAATAACTCATTCATATCTTTATTCCAAGCTTCTAAGTTTCCATCAGCTATTTTAAATTGATTGTTTTCATCAATTAAATTACCTTCTTCATCTTTTAGACAATATTTATCTATTAATTTTTGTCTTTCTTTATTATATATTTCTAATTCTTTTTCTATCTTAGAGATATTCTTTGCTATAGCATAAGAAACTTTGATAGGTAATTGCTTATGTGTTAAATTCCCTAATAAATTTGCATCATTTACTATTTTTCTATTTGTTAATTTCATAATTATTTACCATCCTTTTTTATTGATTTTGTTGTTAATTTACCATCTAAGATGACTGATATTTCACTATTTATTGAATCCTCAACCTTATATACTTCATCTTCAAACTTTGCAAAATCAGCTCTAATTGATGCTTTATTTGCATTGTATAAGTCTTGATTAGCTATACTTTTGTTTATATTTGCACTTTGACCATCTGTGCTTATGCTCGCACTCATATATGCTACTACTTGTCCATTAATTTCGCTTGTTCCATTTAAATTTATAGTTGTATTTATCTTTAACATAGTTATTATCCTTTCAAATTTAAGTATAAAAAAAGACCCTAACCTTAGGATCTTCTAATTATTTATTTAATTTTTATGGAATGAATATTATTCATATGTTCTACAAGTTCATCAAAATCATTTATATTATCTATGATTTTAACAGTTTCTTCTGGAGCGTTTGTATACTCTTTGAATATTTCAATTGAACCATTGTTATTTAGGATATCTCTACATCTATTTACAATATACTGCAGTTCATCTAAATAGTGTTTTTTTTCCTGTATATCTCCCTTAGATGCCATTACATAGAAATCTCCAAATCTAGTACTATTTATTTTTCCAGTATTTTTAAAACATTCATTAGTATCTAAATACATATTTAACCTCCCTTCTATTTATTAAATTAATTATACAATATTTGCTACCATCTTTCATTGTATTTAACAGTTACATTTACATCTTCTCTATTTACTTTAATTGTATTAGATCCTGGTCTTAATATAGGAAATTCCCATATATCAACATCTTCTATTTTTGATTTACCTCCTGCTAATACTTTACCAGAGCCAATAGATATCGTTTCATTACCTTTTATATTATTTACAGTAATATCTGTATCGTTTATAGAAATAACTGCTTCTGTTACATTTGTATTAGCTAATATTTCTAAATTAGCATAACAAGGTTTAGGACTATTTATAGTAATTGTTTTACTTGTATTTATAGTTATACTTTTTTCTGATTCATACATATTAAATAAATCAAAAGTTAAGTTTAATTTACACGAGTTATTAGTTAATACAGTAGGTTCGGATGTAGTTTTTATATTTATTTCATAATAAAAACTACCTATATTAACTATAGAGTATTTTATTTCTTCTATAAATCTACTAATATTCTTCTGTATATTTTCTTTACTCCCATAAAAAATAAATATAGTTTCTACTGTTCTTAATTCTTCAACATTCATCCCTTTAAAAGGATTTATATTATTGCATGTATATACTATAGAATTATTTTTATATGTAGAAGAATTTGGTGTGAATTTTATACATCTGCATTTAAATATATCTATATTTTTATTGTTTACTAACATTTAATTACATCCTTTTTCTAACATTTCTAGCCATTTTTTTGCTAACATAATCCACTATTTTTTCTCCTTCAAGATTTACCTGAATTATAATATCCTCATTATTAAGATTATTATTTTTCATTAGTGAGATAAGTTGATTTAATAATTCATTTGTTTTAGAAATATTATCTTTATTTGAATCATTATGTTTAGCTTTAGTTATAGATACTCTCTCAGAATAACTTGAATTATAATATCTACTTGATATAGCAAAATCACTAATATCTGGTGCTCTTAATTGGTATGTTGGCTCTAAGCTAGCTATTGTAGGTATATCATTATTAGTAGGAATACTTCTAACTTTAGACTGTGCAGAAATACTTTTATTAACTGTTGTCTTAGTAACAGTTCCTGTAATCGGTTTAGAGTAAGCTTTTCTAACTCTATTCCAATCTGAAATTGCTGCATCAGCCATTTTACGAGTACTAGTCGTAACTCCTTTATACATTTCTGATGCACTCTGACGTACTTTTAAAGACATTGCACTAGCACTATCTCTTACCCCATTATGCATATGACTTGCATCTTGTCTAGATTCATTTGCCATTTTATGCGTAGATGTATTAACGCCCTTCATCATATCTGTTGAGCTTTGTTTTGCTTTTTGCTCCATTTTATAGAATGAAGTACTTACACCTTTGTACATTGTTGTTGCATTTTGTTGCATAGCATTGTTAGCTGAACCCATATCTGTATTAGTAGTATTTTTTATAGCATTTAAAGATTTAGATACATCTTTAGCCCCTTTATCTAAATTAGTATTAAGAGCATTAGTACCATCTTTAGTATGAATGTCCATACTTTGTTCAATTTGTTTAGAATCAGCTTCAACATTATTGCTTAACTCATCTATACTAGTAGAACCATTTGTATTAGCTTGTTCAAAATAAGCCGACATTTGAGCTTCCATTTCTGCAACAAATTGAGGACTTGTTTGAGATAATTCTTGAAGTCTGCCTTTTATATGACCTTCCATATCTCCTATAGCATCTTTTCCTGTTAATGCTATTCCTCCGAATAATGTCTCCCAATGACCACCCATTGATGCTAATTGAGCTATAGTTTCGTCACTCATATTATTTACAGAACTTACTACATTTTCAACTGTAGCATCCATACCAAATTGAGATATAGTAGTTAAGTTATCAAACATATTTTGAGCAGATTGTTTTACTCTTTCAGATCCATCCATTACATTTTTATCTATTAGATTCATTGCATCTGAAATGTCTTGACTTATTTTATCTGATGTAAACTCTCCACTTTTGGCCATACTTTCAAGATTAGCAGTAAATTTATTATGAGCATCTTCTTTACTCATATTTTCATATATACCTTCAAATAATACCGCCATAGTGTCTGAAGTGCCTCGAAGGATAGTTAATGTATCTGCATCTAAACCTTGCATTCTAGTTACAAATGTATCTGCCATTTCGCTAGCATTATCAGCTGTAAGTTTTGGTAATTCTTTTAATGCTACATCAAATGTACCCGTTAAATTGTTTAATTCAATTTCTGTCATTTCTCGCATTAATGCAATCCCATTTGAACTTTCATAGTTGATGTTAGACATTGCTATTGCCGTATTATTTTCTACTTTTGCCCAGCCTTCTGCCCAAATATCATCAATAGATTTAAAGTCACCTTTTAAAATTGCTAATATAGTTTTCCCTAGTGTAGATAGTAAAATACCTATATTACCAACAGATAATTGTACAGTACCAGTCATATGCTCACAAATTTGTCCGATAACCTTCCCAAATGTTCCCCATTTTTCTTGTAAGTCAGATAATTTATTTTCATTATCACCTAACTTAGCCATAAGAGCCACTAACATTCCAATTAAAGCAACAAAACCTGCTGGTCCAGAAACTAATCCAATTGCATTTTTTAATAATCCAAACATTTTTATATTCCCGGAACCAGCTGTCTTTAAGGCTCCAAATAAGTTTACTGCATTCCCACCTACAATTAAAATTTGTCCTAGTACGGCAAGTAAAGGACCAGTAGCAGCGGCCACTCCAGCTATGGTTACTATATTTTTTTGCGCTTCTTCATCTAAATTACTAAACCAGTTTGCAGTTTCTGTTATCCATCCTACTATTTTTTCTAAAGTAGGCTCAAGAGCTTTAAATGCTTCAATTAATGCTCCCTCTATAGCAGATTTCATATTATCTATTTTACCGCCAAGGTTATCTTTCATAATAGTTGCCATTTCTTCTAAAGCACCGTTACTATTAATTAATTGACTATGTAACTCGTCGTATTCATTTGATACACCAGACAGAAGTTTCATTAATGTATCAAACTGCGTTTTGCCACCAACCATTGCAGCATATTGCTGCTTCTGTTGTTCAGTTAAATTAGAAGTTCCATCAGCCGTTACACCTAATTTTTTAGCCATTTCTTTTAATACTTCAACCATATTTCTTTGTTTTCCAGTTGAGTCGTATAAAGAAATACCCATTGCCTCAAGTGCTGTTCCTGCTTGACCAGTTTCTGTAATTAAATTTGAAAATACAGATATAAGAGCATTTCCAGCTTCTGAACCTTTAGTGCCTCTATTTGCAAGTATCCCTAATAAAGCACCTGATTCTTCTAAAGGAATATTTAATGAACTAAACATTCCACCTGCAATTGTATAAGCTTCAAGCATTTGTTCCATAGATGTATTTGATTTTCTTTGAGCTTGTGCGACTATGTCTAAATAAGTAGCAAAGTCTTCTGATGCAATCGAAGCACTACTCATACTATCAGTTACTAAATCAGAACATCTTGCTAAATCCATTCCACCTGCTTCTGCAGCTCTAAGAACGGGTTCTATTCTTTCAATTTGTGTTTCTACATCCCAACTAGCTAATGCAAGATATGTCAATCCATCTGCTGCTTCACTAGCACTAAACGATGTTGAGCTTCCCATTTCTAAAGCCTTTTTCTCAAGATTTACATAGGATGTAGCAGTTTTATCTGCAATACCAGATGTTGCTTGAAGTTTACTCATTGCACTTGTAAAATCAGTTCCAGCTTTAGTTGCTGCAGCACCTGCTAATGTAATCGGTGCTGTTACTCCTGTTGTCATAGATTGACCAATTGATTTTAAATCATTACCAACACCATTTAAACTACTACTAATTTTATCAAAGGGCATTTTTAAAAGTTCATTAGATAGTTCTTTTACCTCTGCTTGAGTATTATTAAGAGCAGTTTTATATTCTTTTAATTCATTTTCATTTTGATTTATTTCATTTTCAAGAGTATTAAATGAATCTTTTAATTGTAATAGTTTCTGCCTATATTCATTAACTTGTGAACTATTTTCTCCATACATATTTGATGCTCTATCAAGATGTTGAGAGTATGTTTGTATTTTAGATTCTAATTGAGAATATTCATCTTTTTGTTTATTTAAAGTACTTGATAATTTATCAATTTCATTTTCATATGCTTCTATTTTACTGACACCTGACTTTATTTCAGATGAAAGTTTATTTATTTCATTTCCTAGCTTTTGAAAATATGTACCATTTTGATTTAACTCTGTTCCTAATTTATTAAATTCTGATTGTGTTAATTCTGCTTCTCTTGATATATTCTCTAGTTTTTCATCTAGTGTTTCAGTTTTATTTCCTAATTGTTCAAACTTAGTTTTAGAGTCATTAAGCTCCGTTGTTAATTTTGATATATTTCCTTTAGTTATTGTTATATCACTTGATAGTTTCGCTAATTTATCAGCATTTTTTTGAACTAAATCAGCTTGTTCTTTCCATTCCTTAGAGTTTTTATCAACGCTTCCGCCCATTTCTTCTAATTTCTTTTTACTTACTTCAAGGGCTTTAGCAACTGATTTATGCTCTTTTTCTTGTATTTCTAATTTTTTATTATTTGCATCAAGTTGTTTAGTTAATTTTTGTATTTTTGAATCTAAGCCTTGATATGTATCTTCAAAGTTTTTAATGCCTTTAGCTGCAGATTTAAACTCTTTTTCAGTTCTATTTATAAGTTTATTTAATGATGAAATTTGTTTATCTGCACTCTGAGACTCAAAACTAAGGGATATGGCTAATTCTCCTACTTCTTCTTTTTTATTAGACATTTAACCACCACCTTAAAATACTTCAACTTCTTCATCTTTTATATTGTTAAATTTCTTATATATATTAAGTTGTTCAAAATAATTTTTAGGAGTTATATTCCAAAAGTTATCATTTCTACCGATTATACTATTCCAAATATATTCCATATAATCTAACTCCCAATCCTTATCTTCATATAATAAATAATCATCTTCAAATATTGATTCTTCTTTACTCTCTTTAGTTTTTGGAAGACATTTAGTCATTACGTCATTTATATATGTAAAAATAGAATTAAATCTATTTAATGCTTCTAAATCATCTGTATCTTTTAAGTAAATTTCTAAGAATTTATTAGATTGTGATTTATCTATTCTTGCTAATGTATTAAGTACAAATGAAGAAATATAAAGCATATTGAACTCAGAAATTTTTATAAATATATTAGTAATACTTGTTTGTTCACCTTCATTTAAAAGGTCCTCTTGTATCTTCTTCAATGAATATATATCCATTGTTCCTTTAAATTCATGTCCATCTAAATTTAAAGTCGATGTATACATTTTTATCACCTACTTTTTATTAGCAATGCATACTATTAGTTAAAATAAAAAGACTGCATGAATTTAAAGCTATTCATACAGTCTTTTTATTTTCCTTTGATATTTTATATTACTTTGCCTCTGAAACTTCCTTAGAATCTAATTTTGTAGTTTCTATATCTTTTTCTATATTCTTCTCTGGTTGCTTTTTAGATTTTGTAACTTTAATTCTTCCTGTTCCATCATCTATATTAGTTTCTGTAGCTTTAAGTGATTCTGTGTCTGTAATTTCTTGAGGAAACTGTACTTCTTTAAACCAGTTTGTAACTTGTTGCTGATCTACTGTTGAATCATCCGTATCTATGTAGAAATACACTAGATTTACGCCTTCATGTTCACATGAACTTATAGAGTATTCTATATCATTTGTTTCATAGTTACCTTTTCCTTCTTCTATTGTTTCACCTGATATATCTGTTGGAGAACACTTACATGCATATACAACATATAGTCTTCTAGCACCGCCTGTTATTCTTCTCTCGAATAAAAACGCTCCTATAGGTGCTTCGTCTGTATCAGATACAGCTATCCCACCTTTAACGGCTTTATTTCCAAATAATAATACTCTTTCTTCCTTACTTAATCCTAATACAGTAAGAGATCCTTCTCCACCACCGTATAAGAATTCATTTATAACCGCTATATTATCAGCCCATTCTTGTATATTCTCATACTTGAATTTATTCTCTATTTTTTTCGCATGAAATATATGAACTGGAGAATCAAATGTAGAACCGTTAAACGGTGCAAAATGTATATTACTTAATCCTACGCACGCTTTTGTTTTTTTCATATTGCTACCTTCTTTCTTATATATTTTTATATTTTTAACACAAAAAGAGTAGTTTCATATACAAAACTACTCTTTTATATCTGTTGTATCCATTACATATATAAAGTCCATGCTTTTACCACGAACTCCTTCTCCTTTTAAATCATTACCGCCATCATAGATAAATCCATTTTCTTTTAATAATGATTTAATTTTTCTATATTTATTTATATTATCTAAATTCTTATACCAGTAATTAACTGTTATATAATATGTTTCAGTTAAATTGCCTTCTGTTGTTATATTAGAATCTTTATCATCGTATATGCTAAATACTATATATTCATCTAAAGACTCTGTGTTATCTAACTCTTCCCATCCAATATCTATTCCGAATTGTTCAAGCAAATCGACTAATATTTGATGCATTTATTCCACCTACTTTTTTATTCCTGATGTTATTTCTTTCATTACAGTTTTATTTATAGCTTCATTAGCTTTTTTTATAGAATTATTGAATGATTTTTTCATCCATTTCCTACCTGCAACGGCTTTACCTCCTCTAGAGTAACCATGTTCTTGATAATATCCATATACTACTTCTCTTTCTTGAGCATTTTGAATCCCTACATGAACTTTTCTCTTTAAATCAGTTCCTTGTTTTTTACCAATATCTAAACTAGCTTTTAATCTTCCACCAGCTCTACGATTCTTTTTGTTAGGTGTATGCACAGGAACATTTTTCCTTTCTTCTTTAAGAATTATTTCTGCTCCCGCATCAAGGCTTTTGTCTATTACATTTTTTCTAATATTCTTCTGAATAGTCATTAGATTAGCTTTAACTTTGCTAAAATCAAATTCCAAGCCCATTTTAAGACTCCTTTTCAATTTCTAGTTGAATTAATTTATTTTCATTATTTATATTTAATGAACTAATTATCTTATACTTAACGCCATTAATGCCAATTTTATATTTTGATAAAATATCTTTACTTATTGATGAATCCAACTCTTTAATATATTTTAAAGTTATCTTTTTCTGAACAATAATTTTAGATATATCATTAGATGTCTTTTCTCTAGTCGACTTATCTAAAATATTTTCTACTTTACACCAAGCATTTTTAAAAATATTTAAAGTTGGATTTGCTATAGGGCTAATTCTATTTGCTTTATAAATAGATATATATGTATCCATTTCATCTTCATAATTACTTAAAAACATATATAAATTCTTTTTAGTAAAATCAGGTTCTATGTATTTAATACTATATACATTATCATCAATTAAAACTATATGATCACTCTTTATTTTATTCATATATGGAGTGTTAATCTTCAGTTCTATTTTATACCCTGTATCATCAAACTTTAACCTATCCTGCTCTCTAATGGTTTTATATGAAAAAAAGAGCTTACCCTCTTGAATAAACTCTTTTTCATCTAATAAAATTTCATTATTATCATACTTTTCTACATATCTACCAAACTTCAATACTCCATCATTATATTGATTGATTTTTCTTTTCAGCATATTGCTTTACCTCATATATAGCTCTTATTTGGTATATCTCATTCATATATTTTTTATCAAACTCATCTAAACAATCATTCCATGCATACAGACAATAATTTAAAAATAATCTACGCTCCATACCTTTTACAGAATAATCTATCGTAGCACCTAACTTATGATTTAATGCTATTTCTGCATCTTCTATCATACTATCTATTTTTTTATTGATAGATTCATCTTCCCAAGTTATGTTGCAAATATTTTTAACTTTTATTATTAAGGATTCTTTAGATTCCATTACTTAGTCTTTCTTGATGCTTGTTTATCTAAAGTTTGAGTATCTGTATTAATATTAACTGTTGTATATGTTGGTTCTAATTCTGATATATCTAATAATAACGCTGACGTATTATCATAAGCTTTACCATCTCCAAAAGTTTTTATTTTGTAATACCTCATATCTTCTAAGAATTTATACTCATCTGAATACTCTATAATTCCATCTTTAGATCCACCCATACCCATAAAATACTCTTCTATTAAACATAGTATAGCTTCACCCTCAGGTATAAAATTAGATTTTATAACATCAGTAGGAATCACAAAAACATTACGATTGTATCCTCCAAATGTTTCAACAGTTGTTGCAGGCATTATTTTATTATAATAATCAATAGGATTACATATAAGTGTAACTGGGTTCTTTTCTATTTTTCTCATTCTTTCATTTTCTGTTTTAATTAATTTAGATACTAATTTCGGATATTCCTCTTTAGAAAAAGATGTTACAGATATTGTATCTTTTTTAGGATAAACTCCATCTGAAACACTTACTCCTTTAGATATATTTCTATTTAATCCTATAGGTTCATTCTTACCTGTTCCATCTATTATAGCTTTTTCAAGTCCTGAAGAAATAGCTTCTTTTAAAACTTCTCTTATGTATTTATCTATAAATGTTGGTCCTATATCTAGCATATCTTTAGGTATTGCAGCAAATGCAGATAACTTATTTTGAGATATATCTACAATTTTGAATGCTGATGTTATCTCTTTCTCTATGTCTGAGTTTAATTCGCCCCAGAATGCAGTATCTCTTGTATGATCATTCAATACCCATTTAGTTAAAAATTTTGTATGAGTAAAATTTATCTTGTTTAATAATGGATGCTCTTCTCTTAAATCTTTAAATACATCTTCTATTATAGTTTCTGGCATTATACCTTCTGGAGATGTTAAAAAATTCGAGAATTCTTGCTTTGGTGTTCTACTTTTTGATGCTTCTATAAATTTTTGATACCAAACTTTTTCTTTATTTGTTAATTGTCTATATCCTCTTTGTGCTAATACAGCTCTATCTGCTTCTTCGTTATACTTATCAGAATCAGCCTTAACTTCATCAATTATATGTTGTTTAAATATTAAAAGAGCTTCTTCCATAGCTAAATTATCACCTTCTTGCGCTCCACTTCCTAATGCAGCTTGGACAACTGCTCCTACTCCTGGGTCTTGTATTTTAGTATTTACTGATATTGGCATTATTTTTCTCCTCCCACTATTTTATTTATTGCATTAAAAAAAGAACCGCTTATTATTTGTTTATTTGGTTCTTTTTCGCCTTCTTTTAATTTTTGATGTAATTCTTCTAATTTCTTTTCTTTTTCTTGTTCTTGTCTTTCTAGTATCATAGACATTAAATAATTTCTAATATCTTGGCTTACTGATTCATTTTTCTTTTCATTTGTTATGGTAGTTGCAAATCCTTTTTCAAATGCTTCTTGAGGCGTTAGCCATGTTTCATTATCTAAAAGTTGCCTTAATTCTTCCTCTGATATATTTACATCTTGTAAATATACATTTATAGATGCTTGAGTTATTTTTTCTAAATCATCCGCCTGTTTTCTAAGTTCATTTGCATTACCAGAAATATTTGTCCAAGCATTATGTATCATTAATAAACTAGCATTAGACATTATTCTTTCATCTCCAGCCATAAATATAACACTGGCTATAGAACATGCGAAACCGTCACAATATGTTCTAACTGTTGCTTTATGTCTTTTTAATGTATTATAAATAGCTAATCCTTCTGCGACTTCTCCACCATATGAATTAATATATATATTTATGAAATCAACATCAAGATCTTCTAATTGCTTTGACAGATTATACGCTGATGTATTTCTTTCATTCCAACTCCACGATGATATATTCCCATAAATGACTATATTAGCTTCATTATCTGATTTTTGTAATGAATAATATTGCTTATTCATTTTTTATATCCTCTCCTTTCAATCGATTTTCAATAGTATCATAATTTTTAGTTATAAAATGAGTCTTACTAAAGTCATTATTTATTAAGTTCATTCCAGTTAAACTTCTTAAGTCATCTATACACACAAATCCACTTGCTATTAATTTATCTATATTGTTAGCAGATTCTAATATGTCAATATGATTAATTTTAGACGTATCTACTTTAAAATATTGACCTTGTTTCCATGCATTACAACTATGTTTTCTATTACTTCCTTGTTTTCTAGTCAATTCATCACTCATCATAATTGCAATTGGATCTATTGCGAATGTTATAAATGCTTTGACTACATCATTAATATTAGTAATATTACCTGACATTAATGATAAAGGAATATTACACGCTTGAGCTACAATTTTAAATATTTCTTCTCTTAAATCTATAATATCTTTTACATCTTTACTCTTTCCATTTTGAGTCATATCTATAAGCTCATAGCCTTCATATTCAGTGTAAACAGCTTCGTTGCTATTAATAAAAATTTTTAATTGATCTTCTATCGATTTTTCAAATGCTTCACTAAATTCATCATCTCCTATTTTCGTCATAGGCATTTTAACTTTATATTTTGAACCATTTGATTTCATATAAATTTTTTGTGCAAATCCAATTAATTCACTATATCCTTGATATATTCCGTTAATTAAATCTTTGACTTTTTTATTGTCTAATTCAAATAAATACACTTCTTTAGCATGAAAAATTCCTTCTATATCTTTCCCATCAACAACTATATTTTTATATGTATTTCCTTCAATAGGATCTTCATCTACATAAAAACTATCTGCACAAAATAATTTATTTTCTTTACTTATAACTAAAGCTTCTCCATCATAGTACATTTTTTCAATAACTTTATGCCAAAACTTACTTGCATTATAATTTTCATTTGGAGATATGTTCATAAGAAAATATGAATCTTCTTTAATTTCCACTCCATTTCTATAAGTTTTTATTTCACATTTTGATATTGCATTAGCTATATAACTTACCGCAGTATATAAAGCCATTTCTTTAAAATATATTTCTTGAATTAACGGTGTCATAATAACTTTTGTCGTGTTATTTTTTTTAGATGGAATCAGTTTTTCTAAAAAATCATACCAAGCCATACTATCACCTTCTTTCTAAGTAATAACTCTAATCTTTGGTATTTTTATTTTATCTTTTATTTCATCAGAGATAACCATTGCATTAACTAAAGCCATGAATCCATCTGTTTTTCTATAATTAGGCTCTATTTTTTCATATGTCATATTTCCGTTTTTCTCAATTTTTTTAGTGTTATGTGTATACCAACACATTATAGGATTTGTACCATCTTCCGATACATCTCCCCATGCAAAGTTATGATTTATAAATACAGAATTAATAATCGGAGCAACTTTCATTATATCGTTAGGTCTAATTAGTCTTATGTTCTTTTTTTCAAAAGCATCAAACCCTATTTTCTTAAATGTTGAGTTTAATAAAGAATATCTGAAATTATCTATAGCAATTTTTAAAATGTTATATTTAGAACCCATTTCATAGAACCAATTAACTACATAGTCAGGAGATATTTCAACATCATTTACAAAAGTAAGATGTCCCATTTTCGCATACTTTTCTAATGGAGCTTTTATTCCTGGTAAATCTCTTGATTTCATACATACAAATGTATGATGGATAACATAATATACTTTATCTACTCTAAATACTAAACAACAAGCCACAAAGTCATTAGTTTTAGCATAATCAACACCTCCTACACATTCAAACCCTGTTAAATCTATAAGAGGTCTATTAGCTGCTAGAATATCATCCCATGTAGCAACTTCTAATTCTTTATTTCCTATAGGGAAGTTCATTCTTTTAGCCATAAACTCTGGAAAATAGTCCATATTATGTGGCATATCAATTACTTCTTTTTGTATCCTTGATTTTAACTCAGTAAAATCATTTAAAGATGGTATAGCTTTAATCCATTTTGTTGGATCATTCCATTCATTTTCATCTTCAATCCTACACCAAAATATCAAAGTTCTATTTAAAGGATTATATTCTTTTAAAATATCTTTAGCTTGATCTAATTCTCTGTCTAAAACTCCACCTCTTACATGACCATTAGTAGTTATAGTTATCGTTCTTCCATGTTTAACTTTACCTAAACCAGATGTAAGAGTGTTCATATTAGATACATCTACATATTCATGTTTTTCGTCAAAAATAATACATCCTGTTCTTTTTGAGTCTTTGCCTCGTTTAGACGATGTATTAAATCTTAAAACCGATTTTGTCTTTAATCCTGTTATTTCTTCTTTAGTCGCATTAAAATTTTTCTTAAGCTTTTCTTCATATGATTTTTTAACTGGTTCTTTTACTATTTCGTATACATCTTTAAATGTTGTTTTAGCTTGATCTTCACTGTTTGCTAATAAGTCAATATTATATCCTCGTATTCCATGAAGTGGACTTAAAAAATAAAAGCTTAAATATGAAATAAATCCATTTTTACCACTACCTCTACCAACAATGATGCGTATATCATTGAATACTATATCTCCATTATCAAAGAATACTCCTACTATTAATGCAAATAAAAATACTTCCCACTCAATTAACTTGTATGGAAAGTATTTCTGTAAAGATAAACCATCTTCTATTCTTTTTTCATCTATGTATACATCTTCTCTTTCAAGAACTGGAATTATTATATTGTTAATCATCAATTCTTGCTCATTACAGTGTTCTATTTCATTATTTAATATTTTATTTATATAAGGATCGATGTATTTACTATAACTCTTCATCGTCATCTTCCTCTTTAACAGTTATAATGTCATTTAATCCTAAGAACTCTAATATCTTTCTTCTTTCATTTGATGATTTTGTTTTCAAAGCTGCACTTTCATTATGTTTTATACCTTTTTTAGTTTCTATTAAATGACCTCTTTCATCTAAATCATTTTTATATTTATAATAATCCTTTAAACTATCAATATAAGATTCTATTTCTATTATACTTTGAATATTTTTTTTTCCTACTATCTCTAATTGATTTAAAAGTTCTTCTCTTATTTGGTATAAATTTTTACCATCAATTATTATTTCTGTCTGCTTATCTGATTTTTTTTGAATTTCTGTCCGCTTCCACCTATGCCTTTTTATCCATGTTTTTACGGTGGCTTCTTTTACAGAATACTTCCTAGATATTTCAGGTATACTCATACCTAAAACGTAGTCTTTTTCAGCTTCCTGATACTTTTTTATTTTTTTAACATCTTTCAAATTCACCACCTCAAAAATAAAATTTTATTATATTTTTTATAAGTGAAAATTGCATTTTCATCTGAAAAAATTACATTTTTTTAAAAATGGAATTTCTCTGCATACAAGGACCCCCTTCCGCTCGCACATCCCCTAATTTTAAAAAGGGTATATAGGGATAGGGGGGCTTTATTGCCATTCTAAGACGTTTTATTTTATGTTTAAATAAAATATGCGTTTATTATTTATAAAAGCTTTTAAGTACGTTATTTTATTACCATCGCTCCTTATTAATAAGCTTCTCTTTTAAATTATTCTTTTGCTTTTCAGGATGTAATTTATTATGGCAATCAGGACAAACACATATTAAATTTCTATATTGTTTTCCTTTGTATGTATAAAACTTACTCAAAGCAAGTTCTGGATGCTTGTCTACAAACTGAACATGATGTACTGTATTAGCTTTAGTTATTTTCCCTAACTTTAAACATTCTTGACATTCTTCCTTTTGTTCCTTAAGAACTTCTTTTCTTAACTTTCTCCAGTACTTAGATTTATAAAAATCATCTATCTTGCCTTGGTATAATAACTCTTCTATCCATTTCTTAAGTTCTAATTTATTCATATTATCACCTATAATAAATCAATAACTTTAAGCTTCAATCTATCGCTATGAACCTTCATATTTTTTAAAGCTTTCATAGTAGATTCATTTTTACCATTCTGTCTAGATAATCTTAAATATCTTCTTTGTTCTTTGAGTATATATTGATCTACACATTCTATTATATATTTTTGTTTACAGTTACTACACTCAAAGTAACTAACATTTATCATTAGCTCATCTATAGCTCTATGCTTTATATCTTTAGCTTCTAATAAGAACTCTTGCTCACAATTATCACATATGCACTTCATAACTTGTCTCCTTATTTTGTTTAGTAGAAACTGAATCTAATTTACCATGCATACAAGTTGTGACTTTACATTCTTCTACTTTACATTTCTCTAAATTATCCCTTTCAAATAATCTGTCTATTTCTTCTACACTATAGTATCTATATGATATAGGATCTTCTTTAAGCAAAACAAAATTATGCCCTTTAGATATTCTATTCCATTGTATATTAAGTGTATTTAGGTCTGCTTTTCCTGCCATTTGTGATATGTACATATCTTTAGTCACAACCTTAAAGCTATCTTTATCTTTTATATTATAATTTAATACTTTTTCTAATTCTTCTTTAGCTTCATTTAGTTTTTTATGAAATTCTTCTGTGTTTAATTCTAAGTCAACTACAACACAATTATTTTCCTTATCTTCTACAACTTCAAACATTTCTTCAAAATTATCAGATTTCATAGTTCTTATTCTATGCTTTTGATTATGTGTCTCTTTTATTACATAATCCCCTGCTTCTACTGTCTCATACTCTCTAGTCCAACTATCGAATATCAATAATAAAGGTTCTTTATCATATTCATCATTCATTGCTAATATAACTCTATCTTCTTTTATTTCATCTTCTAGCCATTTGTTATCATTTATTGTTTCTATCTTCCCATCCCATTTTACAGCTTCGATTATAGATTTCATTTTTTCTGTTTTAACTACATATCGCATCTATACAACCACCTTCCTATATTTTTACAAAACAAAAAGACTAGATCTCTCTAGCCTTTTTCAACATTAAACAATTAGACAACTTACTTATTTTTTATTTTAGGTCTACTATTACCCTAGCGACCGTACAAATAAAAATACATCATTTCTCTTTTTTCATTAAGTCATATTTTTTCTATATTATCATATTAACATGTTTGAACCACCATTAAAACACCATCTTTTCACCATCTTTTCACCAATTTACATTTGTATTGCATCAATCCCCCATAAAAGTATACTTAATTCTTTCAATATCTTATCTCTCCATCTTTTAGGAGTATTTTGTCCGCATGTATGTTTTTCTCTTATTTCATCATCCGTTTTCCCTTCTATATAAAACATTACAAATGAGTCTATAATCTCATATTGTCCTTTCTCTTCATATTCATATATCAAATATTTTATTTTAGTATCTACATATTCCATCATTTCAATTGTTCTTGCTTTACTTTTAGCTATACTCTCTAACCACAGATAATCCGATTTTACAAAAATAATATTATCTTCATCTCTAAATTCAATTTTAAGATTTATTTCATCTTTTATGCCATTAACATGCTCTTTCAATATTTTATAGTTTTCCATCAACAACTTAGTATTTTGATATCGTCTATCTTTTTTACTATTTACTATTTCAAATAAAGCTTCTTTTGCAATTTCTTTAGATAATTTCTTTACAAATTCTTTATCTACACTTTCATTTATAGCTCTTTTTAAAATTTCTTTCGATAATTCTTTAGCTCTATTTTCCATATTTATATCTTCACTTCTCATCTAATCATACACCCACTAACTTATCAAATATTCTTCTATTGTATTTCTAGCTTCTTCAAATCCATTACATACTACAGCTTTGTATCCTTGCTCATTAAGTTTTTTTATCCACTCTTTTTGTTCTTTGCTAGTTCTTCCATTTCCATACTTCATTTCTATGTATAATCCATTATAATTTTTCTTTGGCACTGGCAAGCATAAATCTGGAACGCCTTTCTTAACTCCAGCACGCTTTAATCTAATAGCTTCTGATTTGTTTCTTTTCCCACCATTTGGAACATGATATATTAATTCTAATTCAGGATATTTGCATATATTGACATTGCACCAATGTATTAATGTTATTTGTTCTGTTTCTTCACTTCGCTTCATGTATTGCAACACTTTTATCTCCTACGCCTTTTCTCATTTTTATTATTTATTAATTCCTTCAAATTTTATTTAAACAATATTACTTTCTATATTTCTTTAAATACTCTTCGAGCTCTTCCTTGCTCATTTTATAAGTCTTAACTTCATTAGCATGTTCATTCTTGTATTCATACTTAAGTTCATCCTTGTATTGACCCCAGTCCCAAACTTTTGCAACTGAATCTTGTCTTATATAATTTTCTCTAAGTTTCATTTTCTCTGCTCTACTTCTTATATTTTCTAACTGCAATAGCTAAAGCATCTAGTACTCCAACTACTACAACTGAAATTACTATAATTGCACCTAATATCGTTAAATCTTTCATGTATCTACCCTTTCATATACTATTTTCCTCATCATATAATCTTCTATTTTTCTATCACATTTATCTTTAACTCTTGATTTCTTAGTTCGTCTTTTGATATTTTCATATCGTTTTATATTCTTATCAGCGTCAAACTTCAATAGATTAGTTAATATGAATATTTTTCTTTTGCTTTCTTCTAAGTTCTCATTTAAATCGAAATTTTCTAGCGTTAGCTTACTTATTTGTTCTTTACTAGATTCTAATTTATGCTCAACACTATTTAACTTTTTAACTTTAGCTTCTAACTGCTCTATAGTTTTCTTTAAGTTGTTTATTTCTTCGTCTTTTTCTTCAATGATTCTATTATGTTTCTTTTTAGGTATTACTACCATTCCACCCATACTCTCATCCCCTTATATTTCTTTAACTATTGAGTCAAATTCTTTATGATAGGTTATTTTTTCTTTAGTTTTTATATTAAAAAATACAGTAAATTCCGAAGTGTTTCGTTCTACCAGGTAATTTTTACTTTCAACACCTAATTTTCTAACTAAAAATTCCTTTTGATTTCTAGTTAGTTTCTTTAATCTTTTCATATGTATTATTTCACCTTTCTAGTTTTTGTCTCCTGTCATACTCTCTAACAGCTAGTATATATATGTCATAGCATCTATCTGAATGTTGTATTTCATGTTTTTCTATTCCCATATCTTTTGCTATTTCTTCTGCTATTTTTATAATTTCTTCCTTGCCTTTTATTAATGACACTTAATTCACCTCTACAAACTCAACGTTTTTTACTATCAAGTCATACGTTCCTTCATCATTTTCTTTTATAGTGAAGTTTAAGTTATTTCTAATATCATCTAATTTAGCTGATATTTTAATGCCCGTATTAGTTTTGATATTCCTATTATTTAGCATTTTTTCAGCTACTTTTTTATCTATATTGAATCTAGATATATCATTCTTTTTAAAACGCTCTATAAAGTTATATTTAAGCTCTTTATCTTCATGGCTATTGAATATTTTATCTGCTATTTCTTTTACATCTATAACTGAATTATTTAACGCAATATGTTCTAGTACTTCCATAGCTCTATCGCATTTTATTAAGTTTACTATATGTCTATCCTTTATCCACGCATTTGATAGACACGCTTTAACTGATGCAATGAATACTTTAGTCTTATATGAATCATCATCTATCTTATAAGCTTCTAAGAAGTCATTTATAAACTTAGAGCTAATATTTTCTTTTTCAGAATCTTTATCTAGTATTTCTAAGTCATACTCGCTATTTAAGCTACTGATACCTACTAATGCACATTGCTTCGGTTTCTTAGTATCTGATATTAATTCTTCATTTAACTTCATTTGTATATTAAACTTATCATCCTCAAATTCTATTGAACGATTATATGCTGCTCTATAATCTAACTTTATTATTGCTACTCTATATTGATCTTTAACTGTATATAAGCATATAACTAAATCACATGAATCTGAATCTAATTTCATTATGTCAAATAAATATGCTGCTATTTCTTTTGAGTTTTCTATAAATGTATTTTCATTATGTATTATAGATTCACAGCAATCTCTAACTATACAATCTTTTGTATTATCAAATTTAGCTTTTCTTAATAGATCATCTTTGCTTACTTTCTTTATAATGCTTTGTAAAAATTTATCAATCTGAGGATTTACCTTACCTTCAAAATCATTTAATATCGGTTCATCTGATACTTTTGATAATACGTGCGTTATATATCTATGAATTATCATTTCAATCTCCTTTTTTCTATGCACTTGTCACATATAATTTCATTTTTTATTTTTTCTAGTTTTATTGCCTTATATTTATCAACTAATATATTTTGCTTATCATCACAACATTTACAAGACATTGTAAATACTATTAATTCATTATTTTTCATGTTTAATCACCTAAAGTTTCATATGGAACTTCTATACCTATTATTTGAGCGTCTAAAGCTTTTCTAGTGCCACTTTGAATATTTATATTAAATACTTTACATTTGTTTCTACAAGCCGATTTATGCTCTTTATTTCCTATATAATTTTCACAGAAGCCATCTTCTGACAATTTAAACTTTTCGCATTTATTTTTCGTCATATTTCCCTCTCATATTTTGTTATTTATATCAATTTATTTTTCGCATCATAACATGGATATAAGGCATCCCTGTCCATTTATTTCTTGTTGCTTTAAATCCAACAACTTTATATCCAGGATTTAATTTTTCCATTTCTTTTTCAATTAAGTTATGATCACTTTCCATCTTGAATATTTTTTTCTTTGATACTTTTTTAGATGTAGTTATAATAGGCTCTTTTAATCCTTGACTACATCCCCAGCGTTTTTTTCCTTTTGGGTCTTTTGATAGGTAGTTAGCTAAGTCAGTTAAATGTTTTTCATCAGGATCTATTCGTCTTATATTATTTCTTCTTCCATACTTCCAGCAGTTTTCAACTTGATCCATTGATAATTCAGAACTCATAATCATATGTACATGATATTTTCCTTTGCCTTCTTTTGAAATCTCAATTACATACATATACTTAATTTTCTTGTACTTTTTCTTATTTATTTTGTGCGATAACTTTTTTCCTTCTTGGTGTACTTGAAGTTTCATGTATTCATAATTAAGTTTGTTTATGTATGCTCTTACGTGCTTTTTAGCTTCTTCATAACTTTTAGGTCTATTATCATTTCTGTAGTTAAGAGTTAAATAATAATCACCTTTTCCAAAGTTAGCATTTACTTTTCTTATGAAGTGCTTAACTGCATTTTTATTATTGAGATTCTTTTGAGCCTTCTTAGTAGTTTTAACTCTAAATTCTTCAGGTATATCTTTTTTTAAGAATACTGGGTACATTTCAAGTTCTCTTATTGGTCCTGCTGTTATTGTTTTTGTTTCATATATACAATTACTTCTTGCATCTAGTATTTGATCTATATTGTTTAGACTTACAACTTCACTATCTATAGTTACTTGATGCTCCATCATTGCATCTATTAAGTTTTCAAAATCAACTTCTGTATATAGATTTTTCTTTCTCCTTTGACTTTTTTTAACTGACATTCTAACTACCTCTTTTTTATACTTTTTATTACAAATATTTATGATAAAATAGAATCTGGAGGTGTTTGACTTTATGAATCTATCACATTCTGATTCTATTTTATTAATATCTGCCTTAGAGAACTTTATAAATAATGATTCTCTAGACATACCTATTAGTGTTAATGAAAAGCTAGAAGACAATAAATTTGCAAAGTCTCTTATATCTAAATTAGAAAATCAAGAAACACGTATTAATTTAGATGAAATTAGAGTTGCTTACAATTCACTTCTTTTTTTCCAAGAAATGATTTTGTCTACTAATCAATCCGATATGCAATCTAAAATATATTTAAAACAAGCAAAATCTTTAATTGCTACTTTTTATCCTATTTTAGAAAATGCATTCAGTTAAAATAAATAATTTATTTCGATATAAATATTTCTTTTAATATCTTTTTTACGACAGTACTTTATTTTAAGTGCTGTTTTTTTCATTTCTATTCCTCCTTACTTATGACATCTTTTATTATTTCTTACTCAAACTTTAATACTTAGTACAAGTCCGTTAAAAGGCTCACCGAACCATTTAAAAGACTTGTATCTATTAAGTTTTTTTGGGTGTATTATTTTTAGTTAATATCACACCTTTTTAGTACATTCACCTTTTGCTTTATTTTCTGATACTATTCTTTCTCTTGTATCAGATGTTCCTCTTATGTATGCAATTATTGATGGTTTATCTTTTTCATCTATAATATCTGTTTTGTTAAAAATATTTCTTAAAATTTTTTCTTTTTCTTCTATTGTCATAAAATATTCTCCTTTCAATTTCTTTTAATATAAAAGATTATATATTGATATAACTTTTATATCAATAGTTTTTTGTCTTTTTTTGTCGCTTTTTATCTTTTTTAATATTTTTAGATTCAATCCAAACTGCTAATTTAAGTAATATTAATAACTATATAACTGCTAGTGAAATTAATTTATGCCTTACTATTCAAGCTTTCCAAGAGGCAGTACATTCACAAAGCTATAGTTATATGCTTGATACAATATGTTCTCCAGAAAAAAGAAATGAAATTCTTTATCAATGGAAAGATGATAAAGTTCTTTTAGAAAGAAATAAATTTATTGGAGAACAATATAATAAATTTTTAGAAAATCCAACAAAAGAAAATCTTATAAAAACTATAATGGCTAATTTTATATTAGAAGGAATTTATTTTTATTCTGGATTTATGTTCTTCTATAATCTTGAAAGAAATGGGAAAATGCCAGGGTCAGCACAAGAAATACGTTACATAAATAGAGATGAAAATACACATTTATGGTTATTTAGAAGCTTAATTAGAGAACTTCAAAAAGAAGAAATTGAAATATTTAATAAAGAATTTATTGAAGAATTAAGATTAATGATGAAAACGGGAGTAGAACATGAAATAAATTGGGGTAATTATGTTATAGGGGAAAATATCCAAGGTATTAATAAAAATTTAATTGATTCATATATTAAATATTTAGGAAATAAGAGATTAAAAGAAATTGGATTAGAACCATTATTTGATGGATATGACAAAAATCCAGCCCCATGGGTTGATTCATTATCAAATGCTAATTCTGTAAAAACAGACTTTTTTGAAGCAAAATCAACAGCATATGCAAAAGCAAGTGTGTTAATAGACGACTTATAA